GTTATGATAATCAAGACTACAATAATAAGATATTTGATGATAGCTCTAGCAGCATTTGTATTAGGTACATTTTTCCCAAATCCAGTCGCCAAGAACAAGGCTCAGGGTGAAGCAATTACCTGGGCCAAGAAAATAGGATTTGGACCTCCAAGGTTTGAGTACTCAAACGACAAAGAATTCATATCCTCCCTCACTAATTGTATCAATTATTTAAATTACGACATTCCCAGAAGACAAAGAGTAAATACAGAACTAATAATAGCTCAAGCTGTAGTTGAAAGTGACTATGGTAGATCAAGGTTCGCGCGCGAGGGACATAATTTATTTGGTATAAGAGTATGGTCAAAAGAAGGAATGCTTCCATTAAAACAACCGGATTCTATAGACTGGAGGGTACGGGTCTTTAAAAACAAATGTGAATCTGTTAAATATTATATTGAGATTTTAAATACAAAAAAAGTATATGCAGAATTTAGAAGAGTTAGAGAGATTACATTAAATAGAAACCCTATTGCGATGGCTAAAACTCTAGATAATTTTTCTACAAACAAACAATATGAAAAACATGTTATTGAGGTTATTTTAAAATTAAGAAATGAATCTAAGTAAAAGTTTTACATTAAATGAATTAACAAAGTCTCAAGAAGCTTTAAGACTTAATATAGATAATACACCAAGTGAAGAGCATATATTAAATTTAAAAATACTTTGTGATAACATATTACAACCTATTAGAGATTTTTATGGTTTGCCATTATCCGTAAGCTCTGGATACAGATCAGCAGAACTATGTAAGGCTATTGGATCAAGCTCCACGAGCCAGCACACGCGCGGAGAAGCAGCAGACTTTGAGATATTTGGTGTAGCTAATAAGGAGTTAAGTGATTGGATTGTATCTAATCTTGAATATGATCAATGTATACTTGAGTTTTGGAATATTAACGAACCTAATAGTGGATGGGTACATTGTAGTTTTTCAACTAAGTACAACAGGAAGCAGTACTTGAAGGCTGAGAAAGTAAATGGTAAAATTGTTTATTCACCAATGTTTTAATTATGGCTATAGGAAGATCACAAATACCAAAACAGATTGAAGGTAAACTTAGAGGTGCTAAACCATCTCGAGCTATGCTTAAATCAAAAAGAAAGAAAAAATAATGGCTAAACTTTGTCCAAGAGGAAAGGCTGCAGCAAAAAGAAAATTTAAAGTATATCCTTCGGCTTACGCAAATATGTATGCATCTGCAGTTTGTTCAGGAAAAATAAAACCAGGTGGTAAAAATAAATCTCAACAAAGAAAAGCAGTTTCAAGTTACGAACAAGGTGGAGTTGCAAAAGGATGTGGAGATATAATGGACGATAGAAGAAAAGTAACTAAAAAATCTTAATATGGGTTTAAGAGATTGGGTAAAAGAAAACTGGGTTGATATTGCAAATAAAAAACCTGATGGATCTTATCCTAAATGTGGAAGAAGTGGTGGTGAAAAAAGAAAAAATTATCCTAAATGTGTTCCAATTGCAAAGGCTAGAGCCATGAGTAAAGGTCAAAAAACAAGCGCTGTTAAAAGAAAACAACAAGCTGCTAATACAGGTCCAACCCCTTCTTTTGTTAAGACATTTACTAAGAAGTACTATGGTGGTATGATTGATGTATGAAAAAAGAACTATCACAAAAACAAATGAAAATAGCAGCTGCGGCTGAACCTAGAGATCAGATTACTGGTGATGATTTTAAAGCATTACAAAGTAGCATGGCTGAAGGTGGTCTTTTTGAACCAAGAGGTCAAAAGCCTATTCAAGTTAAAAAACAAATATCAAGGATAAGATAATGAATGTAGCATACAAACAACCAATGGGTGGTGCACACAAGCCATATAAACTTACTGGAAAAATTAACGGATCTAAAAAACCGGCTAAAAAGAAAAAGTAAGGTTATGACTTATGGCTACATCTGGAACAACATCATTTAATTTAGACATCGATGATGTCATCGAAGAATCTTTTGAAAGATGTGGCATTCGTAATACTAAAGGCTACGATTTAAAATCATCAAGAAGAAGTTTAAATTTATTATTTTCTGAATGGGGAAACAGAGGTGTTCACCTTTGGAAAGTAGAATTAAAAAATCAATTATTAACTGCAGGCACAATTACTTACTCAACACCTAGTGATTGTAGTGACGTATTAGAAGCTTATGTTTCAACTTCTGAATCTATAACTTCAAGCACTCAAGATATATCATTAACTAAAATTGACCGATCTGCATATGCAGGACTTCCTAATAAAGGTCAAACTGGACAACCATCTCAATATTATGTAGATAGACAAATTACACCTACCATTAGTTTGTATTTAGCACCAGATGCAAATACTTACACTTATTTAAAATATTATTATATTCAAAGAATTCAAGATGCCGGTGCTTACACAAATCAAACAGATTTACCATATAGATTTTTACCATGTATGGTTTCAGGACTTGCATTTTATTTATCACAAAAATATGCACCAGACAGAATACAAACTTTAAAATTATTATACGAGGATGAATTAGAAAGAGCTTTACAAGAAGATGGGCAAAGAACATCTTTATACATTACACCTTTTACTTATTTTGGAGAAAGATACTAATGCCATTTGCAAGAGGTAAAAGATCATTAGCTATTTCTGATAGATCAGGAGTTCAATTCCCATATTTAGAAATGGTCAAAGAATGGAATGGTTCTATTGTTCATATATCTGAATTTGAAGCAAAACACCCACAATTAGATCCACCTTATCATCCTGCAGATCCACAAGCCTTAAAAAGTCCAAGAGCAGATATAAGACCAGGAGGAGGTTGTTTAGTTCAATTAGATTTATATTATTGGCCAGGTCAATTTGTAACTGTTTCTAACAGTATGCAACCTGGAATAAGTGGAGATATTATAAATGTAAGAAGATCAGCTTATACAGGAATTGGAAATGTAACTATTAGTATAACATGACATACACAGAATTAGTACAAAAGATTAGAGATTATACAGAAGTAGGTTCTGAAGTTTTAACATCTACTATTGTTAATGGTTTTATAAGAGATGCAGAATTAAAAATATTTAGAGAGGCAGATGCTGACTATTCAAGAGAATATGCAACCTCTACATTTACAACTAATAATAAATACGTAGCATTACCCAATGCTTCAGGATCAGCTGGTACAAATACAGAAAGACGTGCTTTAGTTGTTCGTTCTGTTGTTGCTACAAATAGTTCTTCCGTTCAAGTATCATTAGAGCCAAGAGATGACACATTTATAACTGAATATAATTCAACAGGTGCTACAGGTTTTCCTAAATATTATGCAACTTTTAGAGAAAATGCTATTGAAGTAGCTCCTACACCAGATGCAGCTTATGTTGTTTCTTTAGATTATATTTATACTCCTGATGGATTAAGTTCCACAAACACTACAACTTATATAAGTTTAAATGCTCCAGAGTTATTATTATATGCATGTTTACTTGAAGCTTTTGCATACTTAAAAGGACCCATGGATATGTACAAACTATATCAAGAGAAGTATAATGAGGCATTACAAGGATTTGCGTTAGAACAAACAGGAAGAAGACGCAGAGACGAGTATCAAGATGGAGCATTGAGATTAAAATTAAATTCTCCATCACCATAATAAATTTATAGGAGAATAATTATGACATTAGGAATAGACCAAGCGGTTTGTAATAGTTTTAAATCACAACTGTTAGATGGAGATCACGATTTTTCAGCAGCAGGTGGAGACGTTTTTAAATTAGCACTTTACACTTCAGCTGCAACATTAAATGCAACAACAACTGTTTACACTTCAACAAATGAAGTAACAGGCACTGGTGGAACGTATTCTGCAGGTGGCGGAGTATTAACAGGACAAACAGTTTCATTAGATGGTTCAGTAGGAATAGTAGATTTCGCAGATTTATCTTTTACAGGAGTTACATTAAGTGCATTGGGTGCAGTAATTTATAATACTTCATTCGGTAATAATGCAGCAGTGTGTGTATTAGATTTTGGTGCTGTTAAAACTGCAACATCAGGAACATTTACAATTTTATTTCCAGTATTCACAAGTGCAGCAGCTATATTAAGAATCGCTTAATTTTAGGAGGGCCAGGTGGCAGATATTACAGTAGAAGTATCGTCACCAGGTCTAGTAGCCTATGGATCAGGTTCATGGGGTTCTGATACTTATGGTGGATTTGATCAAATAGATATAACTGTTAGTTCAGTAGATGCTTTCAACACCGAGGGTTGGGGAAGATTAACTTGGGGTTCATTAGTTTGGGGTGAAGATGCAGAGAATGCAACAGTATCTGTTACAACACCAGGTACACCTACAACTTGGGGACAATCTACATACGGAAATTATTCTTGGGGTCAAATTACTGGTGCTCAATCTGAAATAGGTGAAGAAACAATTGAAAATGAACAAAACGCTGAAGCGTTTGTAAACACAAATCTTTTAATATTATCTACCGCAACAATTACAATAACAGCAGATGCTAATTTAAATATATCTACAAATTTATTAACTATACAAGAAGGTTTTGCTGAGGAAAATGTAGATGCTAATACAATTGTTGAAGTAAGTGCTCCTGGTAATTTACCATGGGGAGCAAGTTATTGGGGTAGTGGTTCTTGGGGTAATATTGGAGGGATGTTTATTTCTCAAGGAGCTGAGGAAGAAGTAGTTCCGTCTATAGATGTATTTTTATCAACTAATTTATTATCATTAACTTTAACATCTATTGCTCAAGTTACTGGAGATGCTAATTTAACATTAAATACTAATTTATTAACAACAAGTTTAGGTGATGAAGAAGGTGTACCAAATACTCTTGTTTCAGTATCTACTAATTTATTAAACGTAAGTGTTGGAGCTGCTTCAGGTGAGGTTTTATCTACAGTAAGCGTAACTGGTGTAAATATGACAGCTTCTACAGGACGTTTATTTATAGCTGCTTGGGCAGTGGTAGATATAGGGGTAACTAATACTTGGAGTGTGGTTGACATAGCAGCTTAATGAAACTAAAATTAGATATATTTAAAATTTAAGAGGAATTCTTATGGCATCATCGTTTTCAACGGATTTAAAACTCGAACTTATGGCCACGGGTGAAAACTCGGGTACATGGGGAACAAAAACAAATACAAATTTAGACTTAGTACAGCAAGCAATTGTTGGTTTTGAAAACATAGCAATTACGTCAACTAATACAACTTTATTAATGACG